GCACGTACAGTGCGAATGTAATAATCACTATGTCTAGGATGAATACCACTAGCCGAGTCAACCAACTGACTAACTGTACCGCTAGGCTTAACAGTAGTAATAGCAGCAGACTGTGGAATGCCAAGTTTAGTGGACCACTCTTTGTTAGTTTCAACACAAACATCTTTAAGGTGTTTGAGAGCTGTTTCACTTACTTGCTGCCCAAACAAGACATTGTCGAGGATTCCTGTGAGGCTAACCCCAAGGAGCCGTTCTTCTTCTGCGTTTCTTTGCCAGATTTTGCGAATGTACTTGAAATCGGTGAGAGTCGACTGAAAAGTCCCAAGGATTGTAGCAATGCGAACCTTTCTAGATACGTCTTCGATAGTGTCGCTTGCTCGTATAACAGCCTCAGTAAGGTTGCAGAATCCGCATGGTCTGAGAATGATTTCACCGCAAGGGTTTGTTCCAAATTCGTAATCAGCTTCTCTGCGTCCTGTAGCTGCAGCTTGCAATTGTGCAGATACTCGGTTAAAGATGCCACGTTCTCCAGATTTTGATTCATATAGTGATTGCCACTCTTTCATAAAGATGCCGATGTCCGGCTTTTCAGTGTAAGCTACTGAGTTGTTAGCTAATGCTCGTTGTTTTTCATCTTCCCACCAAGCGCCATTCTTGGCGTTACGCATACGCTCATCCGTCAGATTTGACAAGGAGATCAGAGCACTGCGTCGTACACCTCCCACTACTACAATCTGAGCAATCTTGCATACTAAGTCATGGCATTCTACAGAGGATAACCTACGCCCCGCCGCTTTTTGGAAGAGTTCAATTGCGAATTGGAACAGGTCTTGGAGAGGCCTAGGTCCACTAGCCCTTCCTCCAAAAGTTTTAAGTCTTGCTCCAGCAGGTCTGACCTTGCTGTAATCAATCTCTGGGATAAGACCAGTGTAAAGTAAGCCAAGCAATTCTCGTAAGGCAGTTGCCCAACCCTGTTTCGAGTCCGCCACTGTAATCGTTGTATTGGTAAGAGAGAACTCACTTGCAATCGTTGGCAACTTTTGGACATATTGTCTTTCTACAGAGAAACCTAAGCCTGTACCATTCATGAGAATGAACATAGCTTCGTCAAAGGCACGAACATCATCAATAGGTAAGTAAGAGCAGTTATAACCTGCAATGTTATCACGTTCTAGAGCTGGTCCTGCTGTCATAAGGGCACGCATGGATGGCATTAGATCTAGATTATAGATTGCATCGTATACTTCTTTGTATGGGAATGTCTCAGGGAAGCGTTTAGCCCAGAAATCACAGTAACGTGTAACTGTTTCCCCCCAATTCTCACGTCTACCTTGATCAGGGATCCAACGAGCGTAGCGTGATTTGTGAATGTATTGCTGATAGTCGGTTAAGTTGTTACTCATCAAATGGTTCTTCGTCCAGTTCTTTTTCTAATTCATCAGCGAGTTCTTCGATTAGATCTTGGAATCGCTCTACAATATCCTCACTAGTGATTTTAAGGATCTCTAGTAAGGATACTTCATCTATACGACGTAAACGGTCGAATATATCTACTAAGGTTAGCATTTATACCGATCATCTAGGTCTGGTCGTGTTTTGGTCATGTTAGATAGAAACATCCAGCAACAGCCAAGATGATCAATATGTGGAAGGCCACTTTCTGCGTCAATGTCTTCGCCTCTTTGTAAAGCAGCGAGGTGGCGGAGCATAGCAGCAGTGAGACGACTATAACTAATACCATTTCTCCAATTATGCTCGTCATACTTCTTAGCTCCAAAAGTTAATACCTTGGCAAGACCCTCTAGAGCATCGAAGTCTAGGAGATCCATTCTAGGTTTGTCGTTATCATATTTGAGCCCCCCTTCGGGGATCATGTCTTTAATGTCGTTTTCTGTGATCATTTGTGTTGGTAATATGCCACTCCTAGCAGCATTAACCCTACTATTAGTAGCATACATTTCCTCAATTTGCTTGTCTAATCGTGGCATTAGCCACGTCTGTTTTAGTTGATCTGCTCCAAGTACCGCAGTTAGTGCACTGATATCTCTGATAAGACCCGCTGATTGTTCTTGCGGTGCCTCGTCGTTGAATAGCTTTTGATCCACAGTTTGGGCATACATGTTCATCTTGTCCATCGTATACATTCCTATTAGGATGTGATTTAATCCAAGGAAGCACTTTGTGATATACCTTTTCAAGTAACACAACGTCTTGCTTGTTATATTTCTCCATGATTTTCCATGCAGTGGGATCGCCATTCATACAGCGTACCCAAAGACTATGACCTTCATGACTTGTTTTAGAGCCAAGGCCGAGGCGTTGCGCTACGTAATCAAGTTTGTTAGAAGGGAAGCGGAAGTTACTGCGCATGGTTCGCAAGAGATCAATTTGCTTATATGGAGCTGGTGGTAACATATCGTTTAACAAGAACTCTTTGTTGAGGGTTGGCATGTCAAACTTAGTGCCATTGTAGTGAACAACAGCATCTGCTTCGTTAATCATTGTGTAAATCCGCTTAAGCATTTTCTTATCGCTGGATTGATGCACTGAATCGAAGAAGATTTCTTTTTCACCTAACCATTTAGCAGCCCAGCACATTACGTACGAAGACTCTTGTAGTTGGTTAATAGAGACGTTCTGTTGCCATAGCCCCCATACGTGAGCTGTATTGGGACTTGTTTCTATATCTAGTAATAATATCTTCATTATGCTATTGGTTTAATCCAAGTTATTGGTTCTTTTCTATCTAGTGAATATACTTTGACTGGTTCATGACTCATAAGGTCAACCTGACATGCCCAGTATACAGCGTCTTCTGCGGTACCACCAGCACGCATTATTGCTTCAGCTGCATGGATACCACTACCAATTGCCATAAAGGTACGCACAGGTTCCCATTCAATACCATCGTCACTTACCTGTAAACCTTCGTCAGTTAATATCATGAACGAGTTGTCATTGTTTTTTAACTTAGGAGGTACTTTACTTTTAGTACGTAGGTATTGTAGGACTTTTTCACAGTCACCAAAGTGACCAGCACCAGCAAACCAACCATCAGGAATTCGTGAACATTTTTCATCGAAGTACTTTGTGTTAGTATCTGTGTCTGAATACTGGCTATCTGTGACAATGACTTTACGTCTCCAGTCACCTACAATCGTTGTCATGTTATTGAGTAGCGATTGGTGATGGAGCTGTTTCTTTCTTTGGACGACCACGAGTTAGCATAGCGTCTGCATTAGCCCAACAAGCGTCAAATTGAACAGTAGATGGATTTTGGTTTTTGTCTAGTAACGCATCAAGGAATGTATTAGCAAATAAGCTACGCTGACTTACTGATACACCCTCTTTGAAGCCTTCTAAGAATGCACTCCGTAAGGCGTTGTTCATATCTTGATCTGTTACACGTTGTTCGTGTAGTGTGGCAATTGCCATATTATTGCATCCCTTCTGGTCCTTCGACTACAACAACGCTACGTGTGTCAACGAGTTGTACTCCGTTATTAATTAAGATATCCATAGCCATCTCTAGTAACAGATGTACTTGATTTGTGCTAAGGTTGGCATGGAAGTCTACGCTCCCATCAGCCATTTCGATTATCTGATGTATTTTCATGTGAGCCATTCTGGCGGCAGACCATCACGCAAATCCGACCACATAAAGCCAGCCTTAGTTGCCCAGTCTCCGTAAGAAGTTTTAGATCCTTTTCTTAATTTAACTCGTGCATTCTGGAAGAAGATATAGAAGGTATGGTCAGGATATTGTTCCTTGACCCATATCATCTTCTTTCTATCTTCAACAGTCAGCTTACCTTTAGTTTCAATGTAAACCTTGTCTTTTACTTTCCAGTCAGGAATGTAAGTTCTTATGGCTTCAGGTTGCTTGAACTTTAGGCGGTCCGGTTCGTACGTCACTGAGTCCGGGATCAGAGTTCTGAACTTCGCTTCGAACTTTGACTTGTAGGCTTGGAGGAACCCAGAGTTCTCCTTGACTTCTTTGGATATAGAGGAGCGCCCCATTTAAGTTAATGTCGTGTGCTTCATTTGTGTAAATCTCTTTCACATAGTTGAACATGTCAACAGCATTAGAGCAATAATCAATTGCATCATGATGGTGTTGCATGAACTTAGGCCATTTCTGTCTTGCTTTGCCGTCATAACCTGGTATATTGTCTGATACGTCTCCTAAGATTAATTGCTTGTAAAAGCTTTTTAATCCTTCAATGGGAGTTACGAACGATCGTTCTTTGGTTACAAAGTTAAAATGATGACCAGAGATCATCTTTAAGTCTTTGTCAATAGAACAGACAACAAAGGACATTGGGTCCTCACAGTCTGTGGCAGCGATACCGATAAGATCGTCTGCTTCACAGCCTTCTGAGATAACCGCATTCCATGTTTTGACAAGGTAATCCCTGCACGCCTGTAGATGTACAGGCTTGGGCTTGTCTTTACGATTGGCTTTGTACTCTGGATAGATGTCATAACGGAAGTTATCTTTGCCTGTTAAAAAGCAACGGTATTCGTTACTTTCTGACTCACGCAGGATATCACGCATCATGTTTTCTATCCGAAGTACAGCAATCTCTTCAGGTTCATGTTCGGCACTAGCAGAACAGCGATATGCAACGATATCACCGTCTATTAGTGCTTGCATCACTCTACAGTAGGCATATCAAACTCTACCATTTCGCTTTCTATTTCTTCGATTGTTGTTTTCTTTTTACCGAAGACGAAGTCCTCAAGTTCTTTTGCGGTGGCAATGACGTCGGATACTTTGAGCGACTTAGCACCCACAGAAAGAATTGCTGTAGCGTTGCTAAGAGACGACTGACGAATGATGTAGACTTGACGTGCTGCACGTTCTTCTGGGGTCTCGTACGTACTACGTGGGGTTGGGCTTGCTGCCTTGCTTCCAGCACTACTTGCTGAGGCTGCTTGACTGCCGTCGGCTTTCTTGGCACTGACGAACTCGTCGTACCCTTTGTCGTTTTTGGCTTCTGTGACTTCAAATGTTTCTCCTGCTTGTGCTTTAGATAAGATTGGGTATACAAACTTCTTGCTAGATACTACGTTACGTGTTGATGTTTTACCATCGCCAGTAAAGTTAATTTTAGCAATTTGGAATGATCCACGATCATCAATAATAACACCGTTAACTGTAATTAACATACTTTCCTTTTTCTAATGATTCATTGTGGGGCCATAGTGGCACTCACATGCTAATGGTATATTTGGTTTAACTCCGAACATCCTCTCAAAGTTTGTCGGCATGTCCGCAAAGCTATCCTCAAATAACTTAATAGTTTTTTCTACTTCTACATCGTCTACATCTACGAGGATACTGTCATGGATAGTTCCAATAAGACGTCCTCTAATTCCTGCTCGCTTAAACCTTTTCGCAAAGCATACTCTGATAATTGCCATGATGTCATGACCAGTTCCTTGTACAGGGTGATTTGTTAGTGTTGTCCATGGGATGGCTAGGTTGCCTTTGAAATCACGAACCAAGTCGAAGTACCATTCCCGTCCCTGAGGCCCAATGATAGGGAGACGTTGGCTGACCAATCGTGCCCAGGATTTGTGAGTAGTATCCAGTCCCTTGTATTTGGTGAAGAACTTATCTCCAATAGATTCCCAAAACTTAACCGTGCTGTTTGTTGCGGCAAATTCGGGGTCTTTGGAAAAGGCGTAAGCACTTCCACGATAGATAGTGCGGAAGAGATATTTCTTTGCGATAAGTCGGCTAGGAAGGCCGAAAGCTCTTTCATTCTCGCTATGTAAGTCTCGTCCTTCAAGAATCTCCTCCATCCCTATGGGATCTTGTGATAACCAAACTGCTGTCCACCATTCCAGGGCTTTTGCGTCTGCTTGTATAATCATTTCTTACAAGTAAGAGCACATGTTGGATGTGCTTCTTTAGGATGAAATAGTTTGTCATACACATCACGATTAAACATCATTAGAGCATCTTTAAAGTCTGAAGCTCCATGAATAGCGATGTATTCACTAAGATTAGACATGACAGTGTGTTCCCAAGACTCCGCTGCTACTAGCGCTAGCTCTTCTGAGATGATCATTGCTTGTTTCAGCTTGCCCATATTCACTCCTTACAAAGTTCTGCATCTCCGGAGGCATATTCTGGAGATTTGGTTTGGTAGATGATAGTCTACCTGTCCATGTTGTTACTTGATTGAACTGCCCATGGATTTTGTTTTTAGGCCAATGCATTTCTTCATTGATCTTGATGAAACCTTGATAGAATTCATTGACTTTGGTTAGTTGTGCTAATTTAAGAAGTAGCGGCACTACACCAGTCTTGTCTTTGAGTTTACGAAGTGTGTCTTCATTGGTGGACCAAAGTCCGTCTTTCTTTAATTCGGTACCTTTAATAGGTTTAACGAGTCCATCCAAGTGATGAGTTTGTCGATCAATTGAATAGCGAGGCTGTCCGAGCTTTCCCCCTGACTTATATAATCCTGCCAGGACACGTCTTTCTTCCTCAATAGTGCCTCCATAGAGATAGGCACTAAGGTGATCAGTGCTATTGAAGTTAACAGGTATATGAGGATATCTAGACCCAAGTTCCGAAGCGATTTTACTGATTTCTTCAGAAAGCTCGTTACTTGCTTCAAGAATTGCGTCAAGGTCGACTGGGATGCCATTGTATTCCATTTCTTCTAAAGTTAGTAAGTCTTCACAACAGAGATGTATTAGACGCCATTGTTGTGGTTTTAAGATACTTAGTTGTTTGTAGTATAATAACAACGTTGTTTTAACGTCATTGATGTTGTATTCCGATAAGATGTCCCAAGGAACAGCATCGGTATCAATACCCTTTTCCCAGTATTCAGTCTTGACTACATCTGTTTTTTGTGGGAGTTCATACTTTTCCAAGCAACTAGCGAGGCTAGGATACTTAGTACGCTGACGGCTAATAACATACTCAGCAACTTGACAATCAAAGACTCGCTTGACCAAGGTATCAATGCCGTAGCGACGCAACCAATGAAGGTCGAACTTAATGTTAAATCCAATAAGTAGCTCTGCACTGTTAATGGCTTGTTGTAGTAGTCGTAATCCCTCACTATTGGGATGCACACAATTATGTGTAGTGCCATCAGTCCAAGCAACAGAAACAAGTTTGTTAGTAACATCAAATGGGTTTCCTTTGTTAGAAGTTGTACACTCTATGTCAATTGACAGTAGTTTCATGGGTTTCTTTTTGTATATTCATTAGTTTGTCCCATGTTTTATCATATATTTTTGTATGTTTTTTAGACATTGTACCGGTCATCCAGGCGTAGTCGGCTGGGCTCATAGATACACCATCTGACAGATAAACACCTTCATATCCACATTGATCATTCCAATAGTAGTCATTTAAGTCATTTATGATGTTCCATAATTTATTTTCTGTTGTTTTCATTATCGACCTGTTTGGATTGGATTATAGATTGTAGCAGGTGCTTGTCCGAATGTCATTGCGCTACCTGCAGATTCGCCTGTGGCTATATAGAAGAATGTTAGTGAGTCAGCAAATGTTGTTGTGCTGATTAGTAGGAGTGTAAAGATGAGTAGTTTCATACATCCGCCTGAAAAGTACTGGTTTGGATTTCAGCATATAGACGTTCATTCTGTGTGTCTTTATAAATTGAGTTACATTTCTCACAGAACACATCAGCATCTTGTAGGCTTTCAAAGACACCAAGTACATGACCATCTAGTTGAGTTGTGTCTGCCCCTTTATCGAGAGCAAATCTCATTACTACAAAGCATGATGTAAAGCGTTTTTTTGTCATGATGGCATATCCACGTAACGGGCAATGCCCGGATTGATTTGGACTTCAATGCGTCCATGTCTCATTTCTGGTAATGTGTCAATATCACCAGTGAGCTTATTTTTAGAGATGTTTAGGAATCTGACATAGTCCCAGCCTTCATCGTAGATCTTACCGATGCCTAGAATCCAGTCAGCTTCAGCTTGTTTGGATGTTTTTGCATTAGCAACGTTATTCATGGTGAGCCACCGCTGGCCGTCACCCGAACCGTCTGCTTGCGTAACACCGATAACAGGACCATATTGTTTGGCTAGTTCACGAGCCCACACGTAGATCTCACCTAATCGGAGATCTTCACGGTCATTCTTGAATCCACGGATTTTATCGATCTGATCAAGGATGATAAGCTCAGGATCAAGTTGGGCACAGAGACGTTCGATGTCGGTAGCTGACATAGATACCCCGTCAACCATCTTAAAACGGTCACCAAGGCGTTTATCGAACTCAGCCTTGGCATGTGGTATATCTCGGAACAACTCTACGTGTGTGAGCCCTAAGGCAGCTTGGTAACAACGTACCATAACCTTGTCACACTGCTCTTCGTTGTTAATCCACAAGACAGTACGCTTGGCTTGTTGAGCCATGCGAGTAGCTTCTGAAGCTAGGAAGGTAGTTTTACCTGTTTCAGGTCTCGCAAAGATGAAACCAAAGTCACCTTTACGAAGGGAACCAAGAGATTTGTTAAGGGAATCTAGTCGCCATCGCAGCCCAGGCGTGGCGTATGTTTGTTGATGTAGCGTAGCTAAGTCTGTAGTTGTGAACTCAAACTCATCAGGATCAACCATTTCTTCGGAAGTTTCTAACTGTTTAACAAGCTTGTTAACGTCTTCCATGCCTCTACGTCCTTCACTAGCATCGTAAGATACCAGAGCTAGCTGCGACAATACAGTTTTCTGCTTATACGCTTTAAGCAGATCCGCAACTAACTCCGGTCTTACATGGCAGGACCTAATAGTCTCGAGAACAGCTCTGTGTGTTTTGTCAATCTTTCCAGATGTTTCACAGATGATCTCGAATTCCTCGACAGTAATGTCGGTATCATGTTTGGCATGATAGTTGTCAAGGATGGACAAGAGAGTTGATAGTTCTCGTGTAAGTTGCTTTGGAGCAACATATTTACGATAATCTATCCAAGTTTGTTTAACAAGTAGAGACTTCAATACCTGAAGTTCTATCAAGAGTTCTCCTCTAGATATTTAATGGCTTTTGTTAAGAGTGTTTTATCGTCTTTTAGCAAACCAATAGCAACATTGCAAGCATCACAAAGAAGTCCCCTTACTTTGTTAGTTGTATGGCAATGATCAATACATAGTTTAGTAAGTAATTCAGATTCAGGTGTGTTACATAGCGCACAAGAATTATTGTGTTTTATATGTAGATTATCATAATCTTCTAGTGTTATACCAAACTTTGTTTTTAATCTTGATTTAAGGATAGAGCGTTGTCCTTGGTGTGACAAACGCCATGCTTGTTGAGTAGCTTTATATTTATCGGTTTGCCTATAACGTCTGATTGTTGCATTCGTTTTAGGTTCTATCATATTAAGCTTTATTATTATGTTATTAATATATTATTAATTATTATATGTAAATATTATAACATGTATTTTTTAGTTTGTCAAGAAGTATTTGATCTTTTCATCAGTATATTCTTTTGGATCTAAGTTAGTGAATACACACATAGCTTTGAGTCCAATTGATTGACTTCGGTTGACAATATCATGTGCGTTTTTCCACTTGTCTGAGTCTAACCAGACTAGGATACCTCCACAAATACCTTTTAAACGCATCAGAAGGGGTGTAGAAGCCTCTGAACCCCATAAGGGCATGGCGTAGCCTTGCCGTGCTATTTTAATGGCACTAAGGAGGTCTTCTGTAAGAATTAGAACATTCTGTTTTTTACCCAAAGGATATAATAAATCATGGATTTT